ATAGTCGTTACAGTAGCACCTGTTGCAAACTGTAAGTCCGTATCTACAACAATATTATCTACCGTAACGGTTCCTGCAAAGTCCTTATCAGCGGAATCCGCTAATTCTCTTGCTCTAGTCATTATGCAGTCTCCAATGCCGTAATACGGGCTTCAAGTTCTTGTATTGTTTTAACTAATAATGGTACTAGTTTCGACTGGTCAATGCCCTGATACACAGGATTGCCTTCGTCATCTACTTCATTGTGTGTTCCGCTGATAGCCTCTGGAACAACGCTCTGCACCTCGTGGGCTAGGAAGCCATCGACTGTGGTGTCAGGGTTGGCGATAAAGTTAAAACGCACAGGGTTCAGTTGCTTTAGGCGTGTGGTTGCATCCCAGTCAGCTACCACGTTTTCTTTTAAGCGGTAGTCGGATGAGGTGTTGTAGGCTGTAGAAGTACCGTTTGTCGCAATGCTACCGACTTTCCCATTTGGATTGAAAAAGTGAATTAAATCGTTTCCAGTAGTTAAACTGCCAGACATAAATAATTCAGAGTCATAAGCACTCTTAATAAAACCAGAACCTACGACTGAAGCTGATGGTGCTGAAGTGCAGCCAAATAAAATATCACCATTGCTGGCAATGCGCATACGTTCTGTCAATGTTGCAGCAGTACCAGCCGTACCAGATGGTGCATTAAAGAATTGCATGTTTGTACTTAATACAATCTGTGTTGCTGTTGTGTTGGCAATGTACTTCCAGCCTGAGTCATAGGAAAGATTTGAACTTAGGTATAAAGGTGTGTCATCTGTTCTACCAATGACCGTTGCACCCAAAGCAACTTGTAGGTTTTTATAAGTTGACGATGTTGCTGCTGGCGAACTCGTCCCAATGCCCACGTTGCCGCTGCTGTCGATGAGGAGGCGTTCTGCGTTGTTGGTTCCAAGTACCAGCGGGTATGCCGCATAAGTACCAACAGCAAACGTATTGCCACTCATTGCGTATGACGCACCTACTCCAGTTTGGCTATTAGACGCAATGCCCATATTATTGACGCCAGAAGTATCACCGGCACAGATAATTTCTAAATCTTGTCCGTTCTGGTTATTAAGAAAAAATCTAGTGCCTTTACCGGTGCCAGACGAAGTTACATTTATTTTCGTCTCACCACTGTCCGCAATGTTTATCAGACCGCCAGTGACATCCACGCCTGTGGCGGTGGTGCGAAACTTTTCAGAGCCGTTGTGATATAGGCGCAAGTCACCGCCTTCTACTGCATAAAGGAAATTACTTTGATTTCCATCTTGCACTCTAAGTTCGTTGCTTGCACGAATGTATAAATCACCTGTTCCAGCATCAACAATGTAACTGTCAGCACCACTGTGATAAATCTGCAAGTCAGACCCAGCACCGAAGATAGCCTTGTCGTTGTCGCCGAAGGTAATGTCGTTGCCGTTGGTGTCTAGGTTGCCGCCAAGCTGCGGAGTGGCATCACCAGAGATATCTGGAATAGCAATGTTAAACGTACCATAACCAACAATATCTATCTGGTCATTGAGTGCTGCACCCACAGTCAGGACTACGTTAGCCCCATCAGTGGCAGTAAAGTCTGTACCGCTTTGCAGCTTAACGCCATTCAGATACACATCAATGTAACCAGCATCATAGGTTGCAGCAAAGGTAGTCTGCCCGCTTGTCGCTGTGTAGACATAACGATTAGCTGTACCATTGACTGATGAACCAGCGTTCACAAAGCCACTAGCACTATACACCTTCATAATGTCGTTGGTTGTATCAAACCACAAGTCACCAAGAGTAGGTGATGCTGGTGCTGTTGCTGAGATAAAGTAAGTATCAGCAAACGCATTAACACTACTTAGGTTTGTTGCAACAGTGTTGACGTTAGCAATGTCTGTAGCGACAGCGTTTACATCTGCAATGCTTGTAGCCACAGTTGTAATATCAGCATTATTAGTTGCTGTGGTTGTAATGTCAGCAGAGATACCAGCTACTGTAGCAATGTTATTGGTTGGGCTGATCTGACCTGCAACAAGGTTGACGTTAGTCTGGTCTGTACCAGTGAGAGCCAAGTCATGCCATACAGTATTCGTGGCATCATAGACCTTCATAATATCGTCAGTAGTGTTGAAGTAGATAGCACCATCTAACAGTGTATTACCGTCATTGTCTACAGAAGGATCACTAGCCTTTGCTCCAAGGAACCTATCATCAAAGGTATCTAGTGCTGCCTCAGCCGCTGCCTGTGCTACCTGTGCTGCTGTAGCTGCTGTAGAGGCTGTACCAGCGTCTGTAGAGGCTGCTGAAGCTGCGTTAGTAGCTGTGGTTGCGTTTGTGCTGGCAACATTAGCATAGTGCTTAGATGAGTAGTCAGTGGTTACACCATCACTAAGAGTATACTGAGTACCAATAGGATGAATAGCAAGCTTAGTAGCATCAGGAATAATGTTACCTGTAGCTGTTGCCACGGCTGTATTAGCTGCCGATACGGCTGCTGTTGTAGCCTGACTAACAGCACTACTAACAACCCCAGCTACCTCTGTGTCTGTGTAGCCCTTTGTAGCTGCGTCAGTGCTTGCTGTAGGAGTTCCTACATTCTTAATAACACTGTTCTGTGCATCCCACTTGTTGTCGTTGTCTAGCTGAATTGAGTCTGCTGCAAGGTCTACTGACTCCTGTGCTGCATGGAACACCTGAATGTTACTATCATCCAAGTCTTCCTCAGTCAACACTGAGCCTGACGCAAAGTCAACTGCACGTGCTGAGAGATCAGTAGTACGGCGAACCTGTACTAGAGTTCCCACAGCAGGTGCTGATGTTAGTTGTACAGTAGACGCAGAAGGAAAAGTCAGGCCAGTTTCAGCCACACCATCTACTGTTACACTTATTTCAGAAGTGTCCTGATATGTAAAGGTAATAGAGAACTGTGTGGTAGTTCCATTACCTGTATAGTTGTCGTATGAAAAAGCCATTTGTTTTCCTATTTAATTTGCTAGTTCGTTGGCTGCTTGGTTCAGTATTGACCTTGCTCCATAGAGTGAAGACATAGGTAGTAGTCGTAGTAAAGCACGATACTCTGATTCAGTCATATCACCCTCAGCTATAGCCTTACCAGAGCCTAATATTTTCTGAAGAATACTAATAGACGCTGGGGTAATTGCATAATTATTACCGTCCATAGCACCTGTAGTAACATCAAAGATAAGACCAAAGGTAGAAGCTGCACCAATCTGACTGATTGCTCCCTCTGCTAAACGAGCAGGAGAAAGGTTTTCTTTAATATACTTATCTCTATCCCCACGTCCTTCAGCATTAAGATATACACGTCCTGTGTACATAAGAGTACCCATAAACATAGAGCTTAAAAGTATCTTAGTAACTGTAGTAGCATCTCCATGTGCAAACCTAACACCCAAGCGCATTGCCTGTTGCTCCATAGCTGCTAGTGGGAAGCTTAAGAACTGAAAAACAGTCTTGCCCCACTCACCACGAAGAAAGGCGTTAGAAGAACCTATACTCATCTCCTGTACGTTTTGAGTAGTATCACGATAGGCAGATACTTGGAAAGCGTCTAGAGCTTGTTGATCGTTCCAATTCTTAGTGTTAAGACTTTCAATGATCTTTTTATCAGCATCCTTAAAGGTAGAGTGTTGTAAAACTTGGCTCCTAATTCTAGCAGCCATTGCTTCGTCAATACCAAGCTGCTCCATCTTAATCTTAGAGAATGGACTGTCGTTCTTTCGTGCTGCTCTTGCCCAAGCTGTAGCGTAGTTTAACATAGACATTCTACGTAGGGCAGCAGTAACTGGTGTTAGTCCAGATAGGAACGCAGTAGCTTCTCGTCCTCTGCCTAACCACTCATCTGTCTTAGTGATCCTAGCATCATCCGTTATATCTAAAGCGTCACCTTCAAATCTACTAACACGAGTGAACTTACCAGTAAGAACATCAGTACCTAATCCTGTCAGTTCTTCTAGTTCTCGTAGTAGAGCATTGTCCAGTTTACCATCAGCAGCAATCTTCATCATCTTACGATACTGAGGCATACTCCTGAGTAGTACAGGCAAAGAGTTTTCCATAAGTACGTTAGTCAACTCCATGAGTGCTGCCATACCTGACATACCCATGTGCATCATAAAGCTAACCTCACGCATCCTGCGTAGGGTCTGCCGTGTACCAAAGGATGGATCACCCTCTTTAAAGCCTAAGCGTCCTGTAATCCCATCATACATAAACTGTAGTGCTTCAATCTCTTTATTAAGGACATCTGGACTCTGGTTAATTACCTGAGCCTCATTACGCATCTTAGTAATTAAAGTTTCTAAAGAACTACCAACATCATTGGTATCAATACCGTTACGAGCTAGTCCAATAGCACCTGACATCTGGAAGACATAAGCATTGTTAAGGTTCTCAATGTCCTCTTCTAGTAGGTCAGTAAACTTAAGCTGCTCTATTCCACCATCATCCATACGGACATCAATACTAGTGTTCTCGTCTAGTAACAGGCGAGGCCGTGAACGCTTATGTCCCTTGACCCTAGTATTCTTAGTCAGAGTATCTATAAGCTGATCTATCTGTGCATCAGGAAGGTTCTGATCCTGCATAGATTTACGCAAGTCTTCCATTGTAAACTCAAATCCTCTGTGCATCGTAGTAAACCTACGAGAGAGAATTGTTTTAGCATAGCCACGTGCCATATCGCCAATAACATCAGCAGATAAGTTCTTTTCAATATCAGGTTGAGCCTTACGTACAGCGTTTTCTACTAACTCAGCTACTGCTGCTTCAGTCTTATCGCCAAACTTATTACGCAGTGCTGTAATACGTTCATCACTAAACAGTCGTGGTAGGTAGTTAGGTTGGTTATCCAGTATACCTGTGGTAAATCCACCAACATTATGCTTGATAGCTAGTTTACCTAACTCAGTCTGCTGCTCCATAACATCCTGAGCAACTTTGCGTACCTCAGGGTCTAGAACATCATTTAGTCCACCACGAATAGCCTTAGAGACAAGGATGTTAAAGTCTGTTAAGTCTCTACCAGTGCGCTTAGACCACGCCTTCCGGTTAATGTATAGGCTTCTAGCAAACCTGCTACGATAGATATGTTCTAACATAGCCTTATATTCTGAGGCTGATGCTCCAACAACAGTACGATCTACGTTACCTGAGCTATTAAGACCAAGCCTATCAGCAGCAGCGCGAACAAAACCATTCTCTGAGTTCTTCGTGAGGTTGAAGACAGATAGTCTTTTACGAAGGGGGGCAAGAACTGTGCCACCCAACTGTTTAGAGGTAGCCCTAGCCTCAGCCTCTGTAATAGCTCCAACAGGTGTTGGAACATCTGTTGCATCAATATCATCTAAGTCTCCCCTACGTTCCACTTCATCAATAATGCGTTGAGTAAGCCTATCAACATTGTTAGCATCATAGAAAGCTTTCTCATCAGGGGTGAGTTCTTCACCTAAGGCTACTTTCTGTGATAGCTCCTGAACCTTTCTATGTCTAGCAAATGCTGTAGTTACGCCACTAACAGTACCACCAATAGTACCGCCTGTAAGACCAGCCAGTAGTACATCACCGCCTGTGATATCATACTTTAGTCTAGCACGGATAGCCTCAAAGGCTGCTGCTTCTCCTGCACCTACCGCTGCTCCTAGTTTAGTAGCACGATAGACATTATATCCTCGTCTAGCTGTAAGACCAGTAGCCGTAGCTGGTGCTGTAACAGGCGCAGCAGGACCACTGACAGCCGCTACAGTTGCTGTAGTAGCTCCAATAGCTATTAGTTCCGAAGGGTCAAACATGGCGGCTAGAACGGTGGCTAGAGTACCCTTCCAGCCAGCCTTTTCTAGTTCTAGTCTGTTTGCTTGAGTAAGCTGAAAGTCCTTTGACATCTGCATGGCATAGTCATAGCTAACATCCTTAGCAGCTTCTAAGACTTCTTCAATAGCATCAGGATTATCTAAGTTTCCCACAAGAGACTCAGTTACTTCTGGTGTAAAGTCAGTTACAGGCTGTTTAGGCATACCAGTAAAGCGGTACTTATTACGAAGAAGAGTAGTATCAATATGTTCTTCCTGCCTTGCTGTTGAAAGAAGACTTAGGAAACTAACATCCTTGTCAGTCTTCAGTGCCTTCTCTCTTTCTGCTCTAAGTGTTGCCTCAGAGACAGTAGGTACAATCGGAACAGGTTGTACTTCTGTTACTCCGAAGGCTCTAGCAGCTTCTTGAGAGAGTTCGTCAGCCATTCATTTACTCCTGTTGATACTTTTCGTAACTTTTACGGAAAGATTTAATTCTGGATTTCCTATCACTTGCATTACCAGCCCACCAATAGTTAGCCCAGAAGTCTTCAATAGACTGCTGACCTGATGTGACCATACCAATGTTAGCTTGTGGATGTTCCAACAAATCAAGCACAGCCAGTGCCATCTGTTGATTACCTGACAGTGATGTAATCTCTTTCTGAATAGCTTTATTATCACCACTCACATCAATCTCAGTAATCCATGCTGGTGTTTCTTGACCAAGCTTATTATAGTAATTAACAGCACGATTGATAGATGTTTTAAATCTATCTGGTTCGTACTGCATAAGACCACGAGCAGGGCCATCACCATATTGTTTCAGGTTAGGATCAAGAGTTCCATCTGATTCGTGGAAGGCTATAGGTTTAATGATAGTGTTAAGAATTACATCTGGTGTAGTATTCTTAGCTTGTGCAGCAATACCCAAGACCTCATCAAGCTGTGGCTTGGTTTCTATGTCGTACTGCTTTTCAGATGCCTCGTTCACAGCAATAATACTCCTTGCAATAGTAGCCTGTTCTTTTACTGTGATGCCACGATTGGCTTTACCACGAGCAAACAAACCTCGTACATCTAGTTGAAGTTCACTAATTAGTTCTGGGAAGTCATCAAGAATTTCTCTAGCTTTAATGATAGCTTTGTTATTAGTTAGCTTCATCTTAGTATTCTTGTAGGCTTCATCAAAGAACTCACCTACTCCACCTGCTGAGTCGGAGATTACAGGTATCATCTTGTCTATTGTTTCAGACATAATGCCATCTGCATCAATCTTCTCATAACCAAAAGTTTTCTGTAGGACTGACCTAATATCGTTTACATCTTCACGTAAGCTCTCTAGGAAAGGTTTTTCTATTGGCGCAGCAGGAGCAATTTCATCTGCTTCCTGTGCTTCTCTTGCTGCCATATCTTCTAATGCAGAAGGAATAGTAACCTTTGCTTCTGGTGGTAATGCCTTCTCAGGCTTCTGATATGATCTATAGAACGTAGTACTACCATCTGGAAGAGTACCTTCATACAAGTACAAACCAGTATTTACACCCTCATCTTGTATCTCTCTACCAGTCTTTATATCAAAACTTTCTGGTAGTTGAGTAACAATAGGAATGGTCTGTACATCCATACTTTCTAAAGTAGGTGTTTTAGCTGCTACAGTAGTATCAGTGTCAAACATTTCTATAGGCTCTAGAATAACACCCATCTGACCTGATACATATACGTCATTTTCTACTGTACGTGCTATTCGTTCAGCTATCATAGTCTTAACTGTTTTAGGGTCTAAGGCAACGTCCATAGGTATGTCACCTAAGCTACCTACAGGGAGACCGTTCTCATCTACAACAGCTACGTTAAACATCTTAGGGTTTGTGGTACGTTGTAATACAACACCTGTACCACCACGAGCAGCAATAGCTTCAACTGTGCTAGGTCTTTGAGCTTCCTCGTTAATGTAAGACTGTAACTGCGCTACCTCATTACCCTTACGATCTATAGCTGTATTAAGGATAGGTAAAGCGTGTTTAGTTCCTGTACTACTTTCTACAACAATAAAGTCTTTACGAGCATCCTTTACTGCCTGTTTAGTAGCCTCAATAAGAGGGATACCCATTTGCATATATAAGTCTACGCCATCCTGAATATAGGGTAGCATAACATTAGTATTTTTAACTTCATCAAAATCACTAATATCAGTAATACCCTGATCCAAAGCGTTCTGAATTTCAGTAGTGCTTGCCTTACGAACAGGAGTGCTAAGGTCAATAGTACGAACCATCTCTAGTGCTTCTCGTACTGCTCCTATAGCTGGACCATCTGGACCAACACCCTTCTTCTCAAGTAGATAGTCCATAGCTCTCATAAGTTTCTTTTCATCAGAACTCATTAGAGCATCTTTAATAGTAAATTTGTATCCATCCAGTTTCTTAAATGCTATGTAAGCTTTAGACATAAGCATAACATTTTCATCTGTAGTATCACCAAAGGATAGTAAAGACTTACCTGACATGATAGCGTTAGCATCTTCAGTAGGTACTATATTTAGAGGACGGTAAAGCTGGTTAATAGCTTCGCTCTCTGTCATTCCTAATTGACTAGCTACAGCTTGAATACCTGCAATAAGGTCTTCATCTTTAACAGCACGACTAGTACCATCCTTAAAAGTAACACTACCTCCTAAAGACATAGCGTCTTGACTCTGTAGATACCCTAGAACTTGGTTACGAACTGTTGTACTAAAGAACTCATCCTTACCCAACTTTAAGCGTTCATTATCATAAGAGGCTAGGCGAGTGTCAATAGTACGGACTGTATCCTGATACTTTGAAACTCCTAATTGTCCTTCTTTCTTCAACCATCTATAAAGAGAAGTACGTCCATCCTGAGAAACACGATTAGCTGTAGTCTTAACAGCATACTCATTAATAGCGTTCCACGGAGTACCTGTTGCAGTCTGATATGTTTTCAAAAGATTGTCTGTAGCTTTATCTTTAAGGCTATCATCTAACATAGGGTTGTCTTGAATAGCCAACACTTCTGTAAAGACTTCGTTAAGAGAATTATTTAAATCAAACTGACTTTTTAAAGGATCATAAGACTTTGTGAAAAAGTCTAAGTTACCTACTTCAATATCCTGCTGGAAAGCTAACGCAAGTTTATCATCACCAGACTGTTGAACTTTGTCAAAGAATGGCTGCATAATCTCAGCACGTTTATCTCTGACCTGCTCATCGGTCATGTTAAGGTAAGCTTCTTGATTTGCAGGATCGTTAAAATCCTCGTAGGCTGCTCTTAATGCTTTACCAGCACCTAAACGAGCGTCAAAGGCACGTGCCGCAGCTATACCTCTTTCAGCTTCCCGCTGAAGCTTTAGTTGTTTTTCTTTTTCTATCTGAGCTAAAGTCTTAGCTGCTGGTGCAATAGCGGAGATAAACTCACCCAAGCCTGTTGTAGCTTCTGGTTGTGCAGCAGGACGTACATATGTCTCTACTGGACGAGCCACAGCTTGTAGTCTTGCAGAAGGCCGCAGCCGTTCTACTGGTTTTCTAGCCATTATTGTCCTCCACCCTGACCCACTGAATCACTATAACCATAGGTATAGTTTTGTGAACCTATTTCATCACCAAAAGTAGACTTGTATTTAC